GGTCCCTTGAGGAGAATGGTATGCCCATAGCCTTATACCGCCAAAGAGCTCAATAATACTATCCAGAGTGTGACTGGAACAATGCCCCTTCAGATCTCACATCCGCAAATGTCAAACCCCGCACGCGCCCCCAAGGAGCCCACCTCGCTACAGCTATCTCTCGCAACCGCGCCTGATGCCTATCTTCAAGATGGGTACCAGATGATTGCGCGTTCGTATGGCAAGGTTGAGGTGGCGCAGCAGATACTGGGCAAGTTGGACATGACGCCTCGCGTGTCATTCTATTTGCCCAAGGACATGTGCTCCGAGGACTCCATCAGGCTGTCGAGCAAGCCGGTGCTCGCGCAAGCGCGCAACGGCGTGCCGGTAGCCCGGCTCCGATCGGCGTCCGCTAAGGCGCTGGTCGGAACCTGCTTTTCGCTGCTGCCCGATACCGGGTTCGCGGCGAAGGAGGTGGTGGCAGCGGCGATGCGGAATAAGGTGTTTGTGGAGGGCGGTGTCAACTCCGTCCTGGGTAGGCTGGCGGTGGCCTACCCCAAGCCAGGTGAGAGCCCTAGTGGCCCCCCAACGGCCGCTGAGGCGGCGGCCGCCGTTGGGCGCTGCGGGCTGCGGATGCGGGGTCTCCCCGCGCCGGCGTTGCGGCCATACCCGCTGCTTCCGAAGGAGGGCGAGGTCGGAGTTGAGGTGAACCCCAACTCTGACAACGGCTTCCCGGTGATGGGGAAATGGAACACGCCAGGCGCGGCGCAGATTGCGATGGAGCTAGCAACCTCGGTGCGCCAGCAGATCACGCAGACTGCTGACGTGGCCGCGTGGAAGCGGCTGCAGGAGGAGACCCGTCCGTGGCTGGTGGCGTTGAAGGGCAAGGCGAAGGCGGACTACTACACTCTGGACAAGGTGGTGGGCGCGAAGCTGCGCTTTTACAATGTCCTGGGGCGGCAGATCCTGATGAACATGCAGGTGGCCACCCAGGTCATGGAGCTGAACGCGCGGCACATCATGGAGGGCGACTACACGTCGGGCATTGGCATTACGCTGGTGCGCGGCGGAGCCGCCGACCTGGTGGACGCGCTGGAGGGGCAGCTGAAGCGGGACGGAGTGGCCTACGTGCACGTAGGCGATGACTCGTGGGTGGTGGTGAAGTACGGGGCGGACATTGTCATGTTCGCTCTGGACTGCTCCAACTTTGACCTCACGCAGCACGCCGCGGTGACACTGGAGCCGCACCGCGCCATCCACCGGGAGCTGGCTCTGATTGACAAGCCGGCTGCCGATTTGTGGCTGGCGTACGCCAGGGACCGGATGGTGGTCGTGCAGGGAGCGCTGGTTCGCCAGTTCCTGCACGCCGGGCCGTCCGGTATGCCCCTCCAGTCCAAGGTCAACGATGTCCTCATGGACATTCTAGTGGACCGAACGCTCAGCCGAGCGCGGCGAATGGAGGGCCTGGAGGACGAATTCGACCGCCTGGTGGCGGAAGAAGGGAGCCGGATGGGCTTCTCCGTGCGCCTCGAGCAGTACTGGCGCGGCAGGGCGGACACCCTGCGGGAGGCGCTGGAACAGCGCCCCTTTCTGTTCATTGGCTACTACTTCCACACCCGGGCCGGAGAAGTGCAGGTGTGTGCGGACATTCCGCGCACGCTGGCGCAAGTGCCCTACCCGGCGCAGAAGTGGGCCCAAGACAAGAGCGAGCTGGAGCTGCGCGAGGCGATGCGCCTGGGCAGCATCGCCCTAAACCTGGGCATGCCGCCGCGGTCTCTGGAGCCCGCGGTGGACGCGTTCAGGCAGGGGGCGATGCGGCTCGTCGAGGGGGCTCTGGAAAAGCACGGCGACGTGCAGGACGCGCGCCTGCGGTGGGCAGTTCAGGAATCGCCTTGGGCCTTTGGCGCCGAGGCGAGCCTGCGTGGCTTGCTGCGCGCGCTGAAACGCGACGCCGCGGAGCTGTGGCTGGTGAAGGAACTCCCTCTTCCCAGCACGTCTGAGTTTGTGAGCACATCGTGGGCCGACATGATCGAGGAGGATGAGCAGGCCGAGGTCATCGGCCTCGGCCTGTCCCTCCTTCGGCCGTTCGGCCTGCGGGCCAAACCCAGGCCCCTGGGGAGTGCAGTGAAGCCCACTCACCCGTGGAAGGCCGGCAATGACGGCCGGCCGCCGCCGACGGCGGTTTGGGGTCCCCCCAAGCAGCCGCGCTCGCGGGAGGTGGGCCGAAGCACAGCGCGCCAGCGCCGGCGTGACGGCATCGCCTACCGCGAGTTCCACGAGGAGCTCGACGAGGATTACCCGGACTCGGACGAGTCAGGTGAGTGGTGAGAGGGCTGGGTGCATGTCAATATTAATGACCGAGAGGACGCTGTTATCCGGTCGCCTCGGCTAAGCGCGACGAGGAGAAACTGGTGCCACCTGGGGGACGACCAGGAATCCGCCTAAATGACAATCCAAAATGGTAAAACGCAAAAACCCAAAGACCAAGAAGCGCGCTCTCGCACGAGTCTCGCGCCCTGTGCGCATGAACATGGATGTTCTGGCGCAGCGTTATACGGCGCTGCTGCTCAACCCATGTACTGCCGAGCTGGTTCATCCGACGTACGGAGGCACGGATGGAGCGTATTTGATGCGCTTCACCCGCACCCTCACTTTCGGTGCCGGTTCGGCGTTTGCGTTTCAGTGGACCCCAGGATGCATTGGCACGGCTGCCGGTGGTACTGCCACCGACACCTCGTTGCTGGTGCGCGAGGCCACCGCCTTTGCGACGGTTGGCCCGGTGGTGGCGAGTGATGGAGACACCGTTGCTGGTGGCTCGTATCTGCGCAACGCCGCTGGCGCTGCACGGTGTGTGGCTGGGTGTGCGCAGGTGTTCTACACGGGTGCGGAGTCCGCTCGTGCAGGCCTGCTGTATTTCGGCCATACTACGGGTTCCACTATGGGAGAGTTGTACACGGGTGGCGGTAGTGTTTCGCCCGCCACGGTGGCCTCGTCGTGCCCCCACGCGATGAAAACGCCTGGGTCGCTCCTCGAGATCATCTGGAAGCCTTGCTTGGCTGACGATCTGTGGACCGAGACTGATTTGCCGTCCGGCGCTCATGAGCTCTCTCGCAAGGGAGCCATCGTGCTGTGCGGCCAGGCTCTGCCATCCGCAGTGACGGTCAAGTTTACGGCCGTGTACGAATACACGCCCGACGTGAACCAATCTAACGGCATCGTGTTTCCCACGGCCGCGGTTACTTCGCGGTCGACTCTGCGCGATGTGCTCACAGCCATTGAGACGGCGTACCGCAACCCTTGGGTGCGTGGCGCTGTCAACAACGCTGTCGCTGGTCTTGTGGGGCTTATGGCCCCCAACACCGCGCGGTCCGGTAATGCGAGCCGCATGGTGGGTTGGCGCGACGAACTTTGATTCGTACCATTCTTTAACCGCTAGAGTGGTTACTGCCATTACACGGCAGGTTTCATCCGGTGCAATTCCG